CGTCGATCAGCAGGCAGTTATGGACGAGCATCCCGTTAGCGAAGAAATTGTGGTTCTTTTGAACTTGGATGTCGAAGACAGGGGCGCTTTCGCGAACTCGCTCAACCTTGATGACGTAATCATCCCCGGCTTTCCATCCAGATAGCGGTGCGCCTCCTTGTGACAGGACGGACAAAGAGTCACTAGATTGGATGACAAGTTGTTCATCGGCCAATTGTCTATGTGGTGCACATGTAGCTTTTCCGTCTCGTGGCAGATGACGCACCGATTCCCATCGCGCTCCTTCACTAACGGCCTCATGACACGGAAGGCCCTTGCCGAATGAGGCTGTTCGCGCAGCGGCGTGGCCCCATGTTTCCACTTGGGATTCCCCTTGCCCGACATCCTTACAGAATGGCCTATGTCCGCACACGTCTTGCCGCAATAAGTGGCGTACTTTCCGCCGCCCCGCCAAGCGGCCATAAATTGTGTCGAGCAGGTTGGACAGGATGCCTTTATTGGTGGGTGCGCCGCTTTCCTTCCCCGCTTCGGCCTGCACGGAGGGCAAAACCGCATAGTCTTTCGAGGCGTCCTCTCCCCGCACTTCTCGCAACGCCTGCGGTCCTTGTAAGCAGCATGCGCCTGACTGCACGTCAGCGAGCAATAATGATCGCGCCGACACTTCGCTTCCCACTTCCGATATTCGAATGCAGTCTTCGTTTTGTCCTTGCCGCAAAGCGCACAACAAACGATCACCGGCGGCAAGTGAACGCGCTTCGACATATCCCTTGTCGGTGAAGATTCTATGATCTCCCGTAGCTTCAACCATTCGGCCAGAGGCAGTGGTGATCCGGTATATCCCAAATCCCTCACGCTCGGAGAAAGCTTGCATCGCGCGGTATTCGAATTGTCCTGTGTCATGATTGAACGATAGTATCTTACAGGACGGGGGGCAATCTTTTAATAGCTCTATTTGCTTTGGCCCATCGCTTGTTTCCACTATGGTTCCCGCCACGAAACAATGCGCGCCGCGTCCGGTCAGTGGGCCACCCACACCCACAGCGTAGAATGCGCCTCGCTGCGTGGTCTGATGCTCGAACCCGCCAGAGCGCCCTTCAATGTGAAAACGCTTGGCGCTCTTGCTGTCGCCCGCCAGCCCAACACCGGGGAATATCGCGTTGTACGCCTCGTCCTCGATCTGATTCTTGACCTTGCGCCCGAAATCATCGGCCAGTTCCTGCGCATAGGTCGCGGTAACGACATAATGCTCAGGATTGCGTCCGATGTACCAGGCGGGAAAGAATTCGCTCGCCAGCATCGATTTACCGTGGCGGGGGGGCATGGTGATCATCAGCCGCTTGATCTCGCCGCGCTCGACGGCTTCGAGATGGCGGGCAATCAAGCGATGGTGCGGTGCGTCGGCGTAACGCGGCCACTGAAACGCGGCATAGGAAATCAGGTCCGAGAAGGCAAAGTCCTCAGGCGTGGGCTGACAGGCCAAGGCAGCGCTCACTGTATCGTCTCGCGCTTTTCAGCGGCGCTGCGAAGAAATGCTGCTGTTGCCGCGTCCCGGCTTTCTTTGAGCGTGACGGCCACATTCGAAGTGCTGTTCACGTCGAGTGGCATGAGCTTACCGACCAGCGTCAGGAATGCCTTTGGGTTCTCGGTAGCCTGTGTAACCAAGTAATCAACCCCACCGGCCTTATCGAGTGCCGCGCGGACCATGTCCTTGACTTCGGTGGTGAGCCTGTTGGGGACGCCTTTAGGCCTCCCCGCGCCGGGACGAGGACCGCCTTTCTTCCCCGACGATTTCGGAGGATTGTTTTTCGATGGACGGCCCACACTCATGGGGGTGTTCAATTAAACGGTTTTTTACCCCTCCATAATGGGGTAAGAATTCAGCCTCTTTTCCCATGGTTTGGGTGATAACCTTCACGCTCCTCAGCTAAGCGCCGCGCTTGGATTGCCGCACCTTTCGTTTTGAAGCGGCCCAGAATAATTTGCCCCGCTTCTGGCGTGGAGATGTAGGCGACCCAAGTTCCACGATCGCAACTCACCCCGACTACACCTGATGTATTGCGTGTAGATTTGGAGAGGTTGCGTTGATTATCGACCGGCCTAACATCGCGAAGATTCGATATCCGATTGTCGGTTTTCTGCCCGTTTATGTGGTCAATCTGGTTTTCGGGGAATGATCCGAAATGGACTGCCCATGCTACTCGATGGGCCGACATTGTTTTGCCGCACACCTTTCCCGTCAGATATCCACGATTGCTGACTTGGGTGAAGCACTGCTTTCCAGCATGCATGTTGTTCCAACGAGCCCACGAGTTTTTGCTCTTGAAGTGTTCGACCGAACGCCGTCTCCAAAACAGCTTCCCCGTATCTTCATCGAAACGCAAAAATTGACGCAAAATGCTTGCTGTGGGATTTGTGCAATTAGCCATCGTGCTACCTCACGTTTGGTTAGGGGCGGAAGGGAGGCTGCAACCTCTTTCCGCTCCGCCTTTTCTAGCTAATTTTCCCATTTTTCGCAAATCCTGCACGATCCGTCGAGCGTCCCGATAATCGTAAAGCCCACACCGACGAGCGAGGCGCGAAAACGTGATAGCCTCCCCATCGGCAGCCGATCTGCGCATTTCTTCGAGAACCTGACGCCGACGGTACGTCATGCGCAAAGGCGGCCGACCCTTAGCCATTCTCGGTTCCTTTCACTTGACCCTGCTGCTTTCGATGGGGTGGGGGTGGGTGGCGCAAATGAGAGTTCCGGACAGTTCGGACACTTCCGGACAGTTATTTTGCATTACACTCATGGGCGCGCGTGAAGGACGGAACACCCCGAAAAACTGTCCGAACTGTCCGAACTGTCCGATTTGGTTGTTTTTCAGTAGCTTGTCGAAGCAAAAACTGTCCGAAAAACTGTCCGAAGGTCGGCTAAAAGTGTCCGATAGTTGCAAGGGAAACCGGTTCATCGGACAAACCCCTGATCGGGATCGTAGTCGGGGATGCGCAGCGCGAGGCCCTTGAATGCCCTGGAATTGCCGTCTGGAGACTTGCCGCGCTTGAAGCCGCGACGCTCCAGCGAGCCGCCAAAACTCTTCGCCGAGCCGGGGTCTTCTCCGCTCGCGATCGCAAACGCTTTCCAGTTTTTAAACACAGTGGCGACGGGCTCCCACTTGCCCGGGCCGACCTCGCAATACTGTTTGATCCACTGGCCAACGACATCCTGTTCCTCGAAATAGGTATCGGTGGCCTCCTGCATGATCGATGGCACGGGAAGGCCCTTTTCCTGCCAGCGCAGGCACCCTTCGATCATCCATTGCAGGATCAGCGGCCATTCCTCTTCCATCTTGCGCTCAAGCATGCGGTCGGGGCTCACGGGCTTCCGGTCGAAGGGAATGACGCGGAACCTCCTGCGCATGGCCTCGTCGACGTTCTTGATAGCCGGGGCGTGATTGCCGACGATGGTCAGTTTGAACTGCGGGATGAAGGTGAAGTTGTCCTTGCGCATGAACCGGGCCGTGATCGGGTCTGCACCGGTCATCTGCTTGATCCGCGCCTCCGCCCACGCCTTGCCCTCCTCGGTTTCGGAGGCGGTGACGACGCGCGCTCCACGGAGCATGGCAACATCGGTCGTGTGCTTCTCGCCGCGGGTAGCCGTGAATGTCTCCATTGCCGCGGTAACGGCATAATCGCCCAGAATGCGCGTGACGGTGTTGAGCAGCACGGATTTTCCGTTTCCACCGCCGCCGTGGACGAAAAGCAGGACATGCTCTCTCGTGTCACCGGTCAGGCAGTAGCCAAGCCACCGCTGGATAAAATCGATCATTTCCCGGTCGCCGCCGGTGGCATCGTTCAGGAAGGCCAGCCACCTTTTGGGTGTCCCGCGCGTAGGCGTGGCGCTGGTGATCTTCGTGATGCGATAGGACGGGCAGCTTTCGAGCAGCTTTCCACTACGAAGGTCGACTACGCCACCCGGCGTTCCAAGCATGAACAGGTCACGGTCCCACTCTTCCGAAGTCACGGCAAGGTCGGGATCGGCTCGTGCCATGCGCTCAGCGCCATTGGCGACCGAAGCCTTGCACATCGAGCGCTTGCCATCGCCCATTCGGCGGCTGATCTCGCGCGCATAGTGAAATCCGCGGTCGCACCTGTCCGGCTTCCACCGGACACCGTCCCACTCGAACCACCGGCCGTGGTCGTGGTCGTAGCGGAGCGTGTTGCGATAGTTCGCAGCGAAAGCGAGGGCCACTTGATCCTCGCTGACCTCGCCCTCCGGGCGCTCAACCTGCACGACTTTTGACAAAGGAACGGAACTCACGCGCTAACCTCCCCACGCTCGAACAGCGCGAGAGTGTCCGCGTAGTCCGCACCCTCTTCCTTTGGTGCCTGGATTGAAACTTCGATGCCGCAGCGAACCCATCGCCTGGCACATTTCTGCGCAGCCTCGATGCCGGCAAAATCGTTGTCCGCAAAGATCGCCAGCCGATGCACGCCCCCGAGAACGGTGAACGCGCCCATGGATCCTGCGGATAAAGTGGCCCAGACCGGACCGCCACCAAGCTTGATGACCGCCAGGCCAGTCTCGATACCTTCGCAGATGCCTACGTCCGTGTCGGCTTCATGGCGCGACAGCATGACGACGCCGCCATGGCAGGGGCCAAGCATCTTGCGGTCGATTTTGCGTCCGTCGCCGGTCAGTTCGGTGCGGTGGATGCCCATCGGTGTGCGATCGCCGGGGTTGCGAACCAGGGCCACCATCGCGGGAACGAAACGCTGCCGCCCGGCTTCGTCCTTGCCGAACGGGCATCGCGGATGAAACCGGATGTCGGTAACCCCGACTCCATGGGGTAGCCCGCGGTTGCACAGATAGCGCTCGACTGGCGTAGAAGCCGCAGGACGCGTTTCTCGCCATATGCGGAGCGCGGAGTCCCGCAGCGACGAAACGCGCGCAGGATCGTCCTTCACGGGCCGCACAGGGGCCACGTATTCCCCGATGCCTTCGATCCAGCGCAGCGCTGCGCCGGTGTCGCACGACCTTTCCTGCCGTATCAGGTCGAGAACGCCTCCACCTTTTCCGGCTTCGTGGTCGTACCACGTGCCTTTCCCGACATCGATCGACAGAGAACCCTTGCGGCGGTAGCGCCACTCGGTGCCTTGCTTTTCGGTATGCTTGGGCTCTCCAAAGAGCGCCTTGGCAACGGTGGGCATCAGCTGCGAAAGGTCCTGCCGCTCCATCAGGCGTTCTCCAGCTTGTGTTTGATGATCATCGCGCGGGCTTCCGTCGCGCTGAGGTGCTCACATTCGAACGCGAGCATGATCCGCGCTTTCATCTCAGCGGGGTCATCGATCGCCTGCTCGATGCCGACGATCACAGCTTGGCGAGCAAAGGCGTTCAGGTCGAACGGCGCGCGCGGGAGTTCGCTTGGGATGGCATCATGCTGCATGGTGTATCTCCGCGACGGGGAAGCCGATTTCGCGCAGCCAATCGACCGCAGCTTCTGGCGAGAAGAAGCACGCGCAGGGAATATCTAGCTCGACGAGACGGTTGCCGAAGCGGGTCTGGTTATCCGTGAGCGAGCCAGCGCCGTTCTTGTTGTAGCCCTTGAATTCGATGTAGGCGCAGCGCGCGCGCCAAAGACAGGTGATGTCAAACACGCCACCCTTGATGCCCTCGCGCTTCGCCTGCTGAGGGTTACGCTTGCCCGCGTTGGCGTTGGCAAAGACCATCACCCTCGGCGCAGCGATGCGCATCAGCTTGAGAAAGTCCGTCTGGCGGCGCAACTCGGGCACGTCCTTGCGCCCGTCCGGCGCTTCCACAAAGAAAGTCGGATCGGGCGACAAGGGCTCGTCGAGGTCGGCGAAATCGATCATACAGCCCGCCTGCGCACTGTTTCTTTTCTCAGGAGGTCGGTGGCGTCGGGGAGCGACAGCCCGTAGGATCGCGAGAGGCTTTCAGGCGTGAGCCCGTCCAGCGACACGCGGAACGTCAGCATCTGCAATGCCGCCGCCCGCATGTCCGCTTTTGTCCGCTTGCGATTTCCGTACTGGCGACCCCCGCGCATATCAGGATACCTTCTTGCGCTGGTCCGCAATCAGTCCGTCGATCTCTTCCGCCTCATCGTCGGAGAGCGAAGCACGAAGCTTCACGAACTCCTCGTCCGCCGCCTTGAGATCGGCTTTCGTGTCAGCCGCGGCGATCATGCGCCGTACCTTGGATGTGTCGGGTCCGGTCTTGGTTTCTTCTGCCGCGGCTTCCTCGACCTCAGCCTCTTCAACCGCTTCGTCTTCGGGCTCGTCTGCCTCCGTATCGACCGGAGCAGCCTGTTCGATCAGCATTTCGGACGAAAGCGGCTTGGTTTCCTCGACCGGCTTGAACTCGGCAGCCATTGTCTCGTCGCGAAGAATGAAATCCTCAACGTCGGTTGACATCGGCAGGCGCTTCGACAGGCGGCGCATGACTGTCTTGCGAGCCATCTCCGAGAACCAATCTGCCCACGGACCTTTCTGGCCTGACCGGCTTACGCTGCGGACCTTTTCGATTTGGTCGAGGTCCATCACCTCAAGCAGCTTTGTTCCGTCTTTCAGGACCGCCGTGGCGTAAGCTCCGATAATTTCTCCGCGAGGTTGGCCAAGGCGCGGCGGAACGTGATGAACATCCTCTTCATAGCCATAGCGGACTTCGAACTCGTCGGCCTCGTAAACGCACTGCGCGCTGATCTTGGCCACTTCGCCAGACTGCCGTATCTTCTTCAGAACACCAGCGATCATCGGCATCGCCTGGACCTTCTTGATCCATTCGTTGCCGGACTTCGTGTTGAAGATCACCAGCGCTGCTTCGCGGCCATCGGGAAGCAACCCGTCTTGCGCGAGTCGAACGACCGCGCCGAAGAGTGAGCGCCTATCCGCTTGCAACAGGTCGGGGGTGTTCTGAATCGCCGTCATTGCCACGCGGCTGAATTTTTCGACGGTTACGTGCGCGGGCAACGCCGCTTTGAGTTCAGGGGCGAGATTGCCCATTTGGTTGCGAACGACCTCAACGGGGTTGTTCTGCTTTTCTGCCAACTGTGTCGCCATGATGGTTCCTCCTTGTCAGGCGGCTTCACTCAGCGGGACATCCGCCGAGAGATCGATGCGCTTGCGCGCGTATTCGGGGAGGCCGACCGGCATGGGGCCGTCGGCATATGCAGGCCAGTGGTCGGCTTCGAGGCATTCGGCAAAGATGCGAATGGCCTTGCGGTTCAGCATGCGCCCGCGCTGGATGTCTTCGGCGGGCAGCTCGTAGAGGCTGACCGTGTGCGGCGCGTCCTTTTCGACCACGATATTGAGCCAATGCGTCGGCTCTTCGCCGTAAATCGCCTTGATCCCATCGAAGTAGAACGCAGCGCTCTGGTGGTAGCCGAAGTTGTCGATAGCACGACCAAAACCCGACGGTGCGCAGAAGGTCGGAGCCATGAACTTGAGGTCGGCCAGCACGCGCACCGCGCGTCCCTCGGCAATACTGGCAGGGCGGAAGTCAGGCCGGGCGCGAAGCCACACCCCGGTCAAGGGGTCCTTCCACGCCAGCGTCTCTTCGGTGACGCCGTTGGATAGTGCCATGACGGCCTGCTTGTTGGCCAGGATGGCATCGGCCACGGCCTTGACGGTTTCAGCATCGTCATGGCGCAGGATGGTCAAGCCTTCCGCCTGCGCTTCGTCGGCTGCGGCGATGTCGCTGGCAAATTTCTTCGATGCAGCGCGGGAAAAGCCCTCGGGCGTGACATGATAAAAATCCGGCCACCTGTCTTCGAGCAGGATAAGGTCATGCGCCGCCTTGCCGATGTTGAGGTGCGGCTTGTCGTCCTCTGCGGGGCGTTCGGGATTAAGCGGGCTGTCGTACCAATAGTGATACGGCGACATGCTCAGGATGCGCTTGGCACCAGAAGACGACAGGGATGGCCCCGGCAACAAGTCGGCGTTGCGGTGATAGTCCTCATTGTCGATATCGGAATAGGCGCCGGGTTCGGTGATGATCGTCATGCAACTTTCTCCAACAGGCGTCGCGCATCGACAGCGAGCACGCCTTTGCGGCGCAGTCGCTCGTATTCGGGACGCAGTTTTTCCGGGCAGTCGGGCCAGACGGCAGGGCGACCAATCGGCCCGCGTTCCGGTTCCTGGTAATTCATGCGCTGACGCACGGCGGCCACTTCGGCAGCATCCTGCTCTAGGATCATGCGGCGGGCCTCTGCGGCCTTGATGCGCTTTACGTTGATAAGGTCGCGATAGGCTTGGCGAAGGTGCGGCGGACACCACGCGAGGCGGCGCGCGGAAAGAGTGCGACCGGCGCGCTTTGCCACTTCCGGCTTGCACCGCGCCGCGGTTCCTTTCTCCCATAGCCGCTCGCGGTTCCAGCGTTCGGTGCGCGCCTCGACAGCAGCAGGCGACCGTGATGCCTGCCGCGCATGCTCCTTGCGCTGTTCCGCGAACTCGGGGTCTTCCATTAGCTTGCGCTTGATCCCGGCACTGATTTTCGCGCGCGTCTCGTCGCTGACCGGTACGCTGCGGCTAAAGCACTTGCGGCAATAGCCGGACTGGTTCCGGGCACCGAGCGTTGCGCGACATGACTTGCAAGCGCCCATCACAGCAGCGCCTTCCCGATCCCCGCACAGACGAAAACGAGGAAGGCGAGAAACATGGCCGCAGTCAGGGCGAGTTCGGTTTGAGTGAGGGGGGTCATCCCGCCACCCACGGATAGGTAACTGTGCCAATGACCCACGCCGCCAGCCACACGAGAAAGCCGACCGCGCCCGCGTATATCCATGCCTTGATGATGATGCCCTTGGGCGGGAACTCCTCATCAAGGCCGTACTCTTCGCGCTGTTCGGGAGAGAGGTTCATGCCGCCCTCCCGTTCACAGCCGCCAACTTCAGGCGCAGGTTGCGGCATTCGGTCGGGCCGATGTCGCGTCCGTTCTCGCTAGCGGGATGGTGCGCGTCGAGGCTGATTGCCTTGAGCGTCAAACCGCGCCGCTGGGCAATGCGGAAGATGCGCTCTTGCGTTGCCTTGATTTGGGAATTGTCAGCCATGATCGGATTTCGACCTCTCGCTATTCAAAGCGCCATGAGTGGAATGATGAAAAGCGCCGCCGGAGCGTGGAGGATGAAGAACTCCGGCGGCGCGCCCGTGCTCAACGCGAACCGAAGGGCACTGGGATGCGGGCTTTTCGTTGACGAGAAAGTGCGACAGACGAGTGCCGACAATCACGGGGATGACCTGAGCGCCGATCATGCGGCAGCCCTCTCTTTGGAAAGGAGCGCTAGCAGATGACTCCCGATGAACTTCGTGTACGCAGGCGGAATCGCTTGGCAGAGTTCCGCCAGCGTCATCCAATCAATACCCATAGCTTCACGGGCCTGCTCGACGGTAAAATCGGCGACGCCCTTGTCGGACTTCCTTCGACTGTCGCGCGCGCCTTTGACGTAAACACCGATGGTCCGAGAGCGGCGGCGGTTACGAACATGGCCGCCGTAGACGCCGATTGTATCACGAGTGCTGTGGCGACACTCAGGGACGAAAGTGATAGGATGACTGAGTTCGAAGAGCCGATGGCGGCGCAGATCAGCATCCTCCACGCCAAGGCCGAACATCGTCCCGCAAAGCGTGATTGGGTCGACCAATGGTGCGCCGACGACGTTTTCAATTGCCCACGGAAGGCCCGAGGCCTTCAACATGGCGCGCGTTTGGGGGACGAAGTCGTCGTGTTTGCGGGCGTTATGCATTGTCTTCATGGCCGAGTGGGCCTGACAAGGCGGGGAAGCATGAATGGCATCAAACCCGCCGATGAACGCCGAATTGAGAGAAAGGCAGTCGGCCTGGATGAACTCGAAAGGGTATCGTGGCTGGGCCTTCACATCGACGCCAACCACTTCAAAGCCAGCCTGATGATAGCCCATCCCCGCGCCACCAGCGCAGCAGAAAAGGTCAAGAAGGCGGGGCTTACGCATCATGCCGCACTCGGCGGCACAGTACCGCTCCAGACAGGATCGGGACAGGAGCATTGAACCGCCCCGCAGCCCGCACAGTGACGATCATTCGCCGCCCGCAGCACACCCTCGGCGCGCAGGAAATGGGCGTTGATCCAGTCGTGGGTGAGGGCGATGAGGAGGTTCATGCTGCGCGCGCCTTCTCGCTGGCAAGCTGGCGCTCCATCTGGTCCAGTTTGGTCATCGCCCGCTCGTATTTGGCGAGCGTGATGGTTTTTCCATTTTCAAGGTTGGCCAGTATCGCGCCGCTCCCGAGCACTAAGCCGGAAATGGTCGCGGGAGCCTTCTTGGCGGATGTCGCAACTGCATGAATGCGTTGGATCAGGCGTTCGGTTTCGGTCATCTCGCCATGGTGAGTAGTATGATACACACCAAAGGTCAAGGTAGTTTTCTACACTACCCAAAAAAGGCACCACGCTGGCAAAATGCCTTCATGGATATACGTGAGCGCATTGAGTCTATTATCGACAGCCGAGAGGACATGACGGTCCGCAGCGTGTCTTTGAAGGCGGGGCTTTCCGATAGTATGCTCAACAAGTTCCTTAAGGGCAGGGTGCAGTCGCTAACCCTAGATACCGTCGATAAGGTAGCTGCGGCCCTTGAAGTCGATCCCCGCTGGCTGGCATACGGTGAAGGCGATCCCGAGATGGCCAGCGACCTCGCCGCATTATGGCGAAAGATCGACAAGAAAGACCGAGAGCGCGCCCGCCTAGTCCTGGAGGCATTTGCCCGGACCGGAACCGAAGGCTGAAAAGGCCCGCGTAGTAATCTACACAAATGTGTTGACGCGTAGGATTATACGCGCTACCTATCCCTCCACACCGACAGCGAGTTTGTCGGCAGTCACAGGATTGGCCTGTGTTGTTGGAGGATTGAGATGGCGAAGGCCGCAAAGCAGAAATCAGCAAAGGCGGAAGCGCCAGCAACCCAGACCGTCAGCGCGTTCAAGGCGTTCGACAGCGATCTGAAGTGTCGTGACCACGCTTACGAAGTCGGTAAGACCTATGTCATCGATGGCAAGCCGGTTCTCTGCGACCATGGCTTCCACGCGTGCGAAAATCCACTCGACGTTCTCAACTATTACGACCTGTGCGGCTCGCGCTTTGCCCGCGTAACGCTCTCGGGTGCGCTGGATCGCCAAGAAGATGGCGGCAAGATTTGTGCCGCTTCGATCACCATCGACGCCGAGCTTTCGCTGCCCGAATGGATTGCCGCCAGCATCAAGTGGGTAATGGATGCCTGCAAGACTGCAAAGGGTGATTTGGTACAGTCGGCGTCGGGCAACTTCTCGAAGCTGGCCGCGTCGGGCACCTCCTCGAAGCTGGCCGCGTCGGGCGACTCCTCGCAGCTGGCCGCGTCGGGCACCTCCTCGAAGCTGGCCGCGTCGGGCGACTCCTCGAAGCTGGCCGCGTCGGGCAACTCCTCGCAGCTGGCCGCGTCGGGCACCTCCTCGAAGCTGGCCGCGTCGGGCAACTTCTCGAAGCTGGCCGCGTCGGGCACCTCCTCGAAGCTGGCCGCGTCGGGCACCTCCTCGAAGCTGGCCGCGTCGGGCGACTCCTCGAAGCTGGCCGCGTCGGGCTACTCCTCGCAGCTGGCCGCGTCGGGCGACTACTCGAAGCTGGCCGCGTCGGGCAACTCCTCGAAGCTGGCCGCGTCGGGCTACTCCTCGAAGCTGGCCGCGTCGGGCTACTCCTCGAAGCTGGCCGCGTCGGGCGACTCCTCGCAGCTGGCCGCGTCGGGCGACTACTCGAAGCTGGCCGCGTCGGGCAACTTCTCGAAGCTGGAAATCACTGGCGCAAAATCAGCCGCCGCCACGGTAGGCCCAAACAGCCGTGTAAAGGCCGCAGCCGGAACGCCGGTAGCCATCTGCGAATATGACAGCGATTACAGCCCTATCGGTTTCGCAACTGGTATCGCGGGTAAGGATTTCCCTGCCGACACATGGGTCATCGCCAAGGATGGCAAGCTGGTGGAGGCGGATTGATGATCCACGCCACCATCCCCAACGGCAAGACCCGCTGCAACGAAGCCTCGCTGGCGCGGTCGATCCTCGCAGGCGATCTCCCCAAGGCCGATTACCCCATCTTCACCCGCCAGCAATGGATGGATGAAGCACAGGGCGCACTCGACACGGGCGATACGACCGAACTGCGCTGGATGATCGATCAACAGGACGAAGCGGATCGCGAAGAGCATCGGCTTGCGGTGCTGGCTTATCGCGGCGTGCATCCGCGCAAGCGGTCTTGGTGGGAGGGTTGAGATGGGCGATCTATTCAGAAAGGAAATGCACCAGTCCCAACTGCCGCCAGCAGAGAACAAGTTTCACAAAGGCAATGGTGACGATGGCAAGCATTACTGGCTAACGCCGCCAGCCCTCTATGCGGAACTGAACATGGAGTTCAATTTCGATTTTGATCCATGCCCGTTTCCAAAAGCCGACGACTTTGATGGCTTAACCGTTGAATGGGGGCAGAGCAGTTACGTGAACCCGCCATTCGGCTCGATCATGCACCAAGGGCCAGGGGACAAAAAGCCGAAAAAGAAAGGCCCAACGGCTTGGGTGCGCAAGGCAATTGCCGAGCAGGAAAAAGGCAAAGATGTCGTTCTGGTTTATCCGGTCGATAAATGGCTTCTGATGCTGGTTGAAGCGGGCGCTGAAATACGCAACCTCGGCGATGTCCGTTGGTGCGCAACGGAGGATGGATCCCAAGGTAAAGGGACCGGACGGCATATTGCTTGCTTCATCCTACGCGGCTCCGAAACCACCCCCTCTGCACGAGGGGATAAGGCGGGGAGGGCGGAGACGTGAGCCTCCACACAGCCCTCCGCGAACTGAAGGACGCCAACCTGGCAGTCGAGATCGCGATGGATAGCGGCAGGGAATACCCCGAGGTCGAACAGCGGCATTCCGATGCGCTCGACCGGCTTGTTCAATCGCTGGTCGCACAAGGCATTTCGCCTGACGACGCAGCAAGCATGGCAGGAGCGATCGCATGACCCAAAACGAACCAGCGGACGATGTGGTGGATCACGACGATCTCCACGATCTGCTATGCACCGCCATTGATGACAGTATGGACATGGACTGGCAGTCGGGTTGGGCCGCTGACAGCATCATCGCCGCCTTGGAGCGCGAAGGGATGGTTGTCTCCCGCCCCACCGAGCATGTGGGCGAACAGGCCGACAGAGACGTGGTGGAGGCGGCGCTGGAATACGGGAAGCAACATTTCAAGCCCAACCGGGTCGCAGCGCAACGCGGTTTTCGAGAAGGTGCGAAGTGGCAGGCAGCTATCCAAGCAACCCGGCCTGCCCGTGATGGTGCGGTGGGGGAAGCGTGGAGAAGTCCAGCGGATACGCCTGTAGTTGATGCTGAAAGTTGTTGCGACTTCATTGTCGCGGTTAAGCGCAAGCACAGCGAGCGGGTGTTCGTGTTTCCCGCGCAATATCTGCGATCTTTTGAATTGCATTTCAACGAAGAGCCTTACGAAAGGCGTGTAAATGGCTGGTATCTCGCCCGCAGCGAAGACCCTGACATGGGTGATACCTACTACGAACTGCTGAACGAAGGCGATGAGTTGCTTGGCTGGCAAAACCTTCCACAATGGGAGGCGCTGCAAGCTACCCTCTCCACAACACCGCAAGCCGATGCGTTGCGGGAATGGGATATATCCTCACTGGAGGCAACTCTCGGCGCTTTGGAGGGCAAGCACGGCAACGGGTGGATAAATATCTCCATGAAGGAACGTCGCCTTTTCGCCAAGTTGCTCCGCGCCCTCACCGAAAGCCAGACCGATGCGGAGAAGGCGGGATGAGTATCACGTACCAACAAGCGTGGGCAGATCACCAGTACCTTTGGAAAACCTACGGCCCTGCCAAAGACATGACAGGCGGCTACGTCGATTCCGAAGATTTGAGCCGCCTTTTGGAATCCCCGAACAAGGCGACTGCCCGCGCGTGCCTTGAGAGCCAAATACGATATTGGTTTGACGTAGGACCGGATGACAATTCGCCGCCTGCGATACTTCGGGCAACTGACCCGGCAATCCGCGAGATAGCAAACAGATACGGGGCTTCATTATGACTAACCACGAAGAGCTTGCTCGTCGTGTCGAGACGGAGGAACCGAGCCGGGAGTTGGAGTTTCGCATTTGGATGCTTCTCAACGCGCCTGAGGCGATATTGTTTTTCACAAGCGGTGGAAAACCATACGTCCGAACATCGCCTCCAACCGAGCGCGGTAAAATCCTGACTCACGAAGGGTATGACAACGCACCGCTCAATTATCTGACCTCCGTAGACGCTGCGCTGTCGCTGGTGCCGGAGGGTTGGCGCGCTATAGTCGAAACCGGGTTTTCGCACTGCCGCCTGATGCACGACACGTCAGAGCAGAATGATGTTTGCGGGTTCGCAAGCACTCCCGCCCAAGCAATCACCGCAGCGGCCCTCCGCGCGATCAAGGAGAACCGTCATGGATAGGGAAGACATGGTTGAGGCGCTTGTCGAAAGCATCCGCGAGTGGATGAACGACGAACCGCTTGCAAAGCCGCCGTACTCCAACATCGAAAAGCTGTGCGAAGCTTGCTCCACTCCGCCCATCGAACAGAGCGGGTTGATTGGTGATTTGGTGCCGCTTCTGGACGAGTTAATTGCGGCAGAGTCGAGTCGGTCCTTCTACGGCATTGGAAACGCACTGTGGGCAAAGTTGCGAACCATCCGCGCCACCGCCCTCCGCTCCGACACCTCAAGGGCAGAGGGATACGCGCAAGGCGTGGAGGATGCTGGCTTCGATTACGTCCGTCCGCAAGGAGAAACATTCGAAGAATGGCGAGAACATGTACGCTGCACCAAACTCTACCAGCGCGGAGATGCCGTGCTTGTTTGGGTAAATGAGGCAGAACTGAGCCCCATCCACAACCTCACCAAGCAGGGAGAGACGAAATGAGCATCGAACGCTTGAACCGCACCGCTCCCAACAGGTGCTTTAGCGGAGGCCATGTCGGGCACGGGCGGATCGTTTCTGACGATGCACGCCCCGGACTGACCGCCTACGCCCTCAACCTGGCAGCGCGTGTTTTCGCATCCCGGAGTTCGTCTGTGGGGAGGGGGTGGTGATGAAGCTGCCTTGGCTACACATCCGACCTCAAAACTGGAGCCACGATCTCGTTGAAATGGTCGGTACGTCAGAAGGATTAGAAGCCGCTAAGGCAGCCATCGAGACGGCAATACAAACCAAGTCTGGTGAGTGCTGCCTATACGCCAGTGACGGAGAGGGCTACCCGCTCAGGATTCGTAGAAGTTCAACTCTCAGCGGACTCGGCGACCCCTTCTATCTTGACGATGTTACGGACCGTATGGCTCGCTCAAGGATGCGTGAGCTTATTTCTCACCACAGGCTCATAGAGCGACAGAATTCAGAGGCTATGGAGGCGCTTAGATGGTGTCGCGCCAACGGTAATCCACATGCGCAAGAAGACGCGCCCACCACCCCCAAGGATCCATCATGACCAACCCAAGAGAGATCGCAGAGGGGCTGAGCGAGGCGGCAGTCGGCACGAAAGTGAAATTCGACTACACGGCGCTCAGGTTCCCGTCCTTCCTCGAATCTCTAGCTGCGGGCCGGGACGCAACACCGGCTGACAGGGCGGCTCCCCGAGATGGGTTCCCTCGCTCGGCTATGCCGCCGCAGCATAGAATTCCTACCAGTTATTCGGCGGGAGGGCAAGCGGCCCTAAGGCGGGCGTTGTGAGCGATCAATGCTTGCACCGTCGTATCGGTATCGAACACATTGCCGACGTCATTTGCATTTGCGCTTGGTGCCACTGCGTAGGTCAGCGCGCGATCGATCTGGCAGATGCTAGTTTCGGAAACGCTCGCAACCGCTGGAATCGCCTCGCGCGTCTGACATGCACCCAGCAACGGCAGCATCGCCACCGCGGCGAATTTCATCTTCTGCATCGTTCGCATCCTTGTTCTGCTTGAGAGTAGTCGATTTGCCCGCGCTCTCGGCTTTCGTGGCCCCGTTTTCCTGAGCGGTTTCGATCAAGCGCTTGTCCCGGTTGTCGGCAATCTCGATTGCCACCCATGCGAGCATTCCTAGCGCCGCAAGAATGGCCAGCCATATCTTGACCTTGAACGGACCAAGCGCGCTGTTCAGTAATTCATGGATCATCCCAACATCTCCTCGACACCAGCGATCAGACTGTGCTTGCCGCGCTCCAGCAAACCTACCGCGCGCAAATCGTCGGTATCGCCCCATCCGTAGATCTGGACTTCCCCGCTCTCGGTCAGTTGAACCGCGACCATTGCAACCGTGGGTGAACAGTCGTCCGAAGCCTCGCTTTCCATGCTGTCAGCCGCCTGACGCAGCATATCCGGTATCGACCGTGCGTTGGTGTCATACAGGGTCACTACTTCGGCAATCA